CATAAATTGGATCAGTAGCTGATATAGAAATATCAGTGTATTCAACTAGATCATTTTCTCTTACAAGAGGATTTAATACTGGTCCTGGGAATGATTGATTAGATGTTCTTACAGTACTAATATAATTGGCTCCAGAACCATTACTAATAGTAACTATTCCAACATTAATACCAGTAGATTGAATTACATCGGCAGTAAATGTATTAACCCCAACAACACCATTATTGGTACCATATAAAGATTTTACATTACCTATTCCATATTCAGTAATTGCTATAGCAATTCTTCCATCAGGAATCCCATCAATAACAAGAGATTCTTGGGGAATGAAAGTTCCATTAGTTTCATAACAAGTTAATGCAGTTCCTGCAGTTACCGCATCCTTAAGAAAAGCTGTTGCACCACTATTCTTTCCTTGAATAAAAGTAGGAACTGCTAAAGTACANTGTGTACTAACAGCAATTTCTGTTATAGTNTGTACATCATAAAGAGCAATTTCCCATTCATTTAAATTTCCATCAGATGTATTATATGATCCAGATTCCAATCTATAATCATATACTCTTGCAACACCAACTTCTTTTCCTGGAAGTGCCGACGTTGTATATCCAACTCGTTGGTCACGCAAACTAACTATATAAGTATTTCCTACCCCAATAGTAGGTGAACCATCAACTCTGTTTATTTTAAAAGTTGGTCCAGTATTATATGCAAAGGTAAGATCTTCAATTATTGCTGTTGCTCTTGGTTTTGCTACATCCAGATATACAGGACTTATTGTAGTAACTTCCCATCCCTTTACAAATGCTTTACCTGGAGAAACCTTATATAATGCTAAATCATCTGATGGTGTAGATCCTGCAGAGGTAAATTGACCTTCTTGAAATATTCCTCTATTACCAACATTATCATTTAAAGAATTCTCAACACTAATGTCAAACGGATTTACATAGTAATCGCCAGATTCTGCGTAAGTTCTTCTTGCCAAAATTTCCATGAAATTCACGGAATAAGTTGTAGAGGCAGCACTTTGTGTCTGTAAAATTCCTTCTTTTACTACTGCTAATTCAACAAAGTTGTCATCATTAAAATCATCTAAAGCTTTTTTAAATAATCTAGTAGAAATTCTTAGTCTATCTGCACCTGGTGCTGCATAATTATTAAATCCTTGAGAGTTATCATTTAAACTCTGATCCAGATCAGCATTAACTATAGTTTCATCAATATACAATCCAATTCTATAACTAGGAGTATTGTTATACTGATCTAAAAGAAGAGTCTCTGTATCTACATTTACAAAATTCCCACGAATAAAGTATACACCTTCTTGAATTTGAAAAGCAGAACCTATTGCTGATGCATTAGTAGCAAGTGTAGTAGCAAATGGACTATTGGCTGCTATAGTAGTATTTCCTAATAATCCTGAGGTGATTATTACATTAGAAGATAACTCTTCACCATCTGAAAAAGTTTGTGTAGAGTTATTTTGAGTATTTGAACTTAAATAACTTATATAAAGAGTAAGACTATCCCTTTCAGAATCTTGAGGATATAATACAGTGTCTACAACTGCTGTTACTCCTGATGTTTCTCCAGTAATCTTTGTACCAATTAACTGATCCGCATATGCAGTTACAGGTACTCCTTGAAAATTATTATTTAACTGAACGCAATAAAATAAACGAGTATATCCCGTATTACCAGGAATTACCTTTGCACCTTCTTTAAAAAAATGTTTACCAAATTTCTCAATCTGGTTCTGCAGCATTGACTGAAGACCAGTTAATTCTCTTGCCTGTACAGGATATCCAGGTTTAAATAATACCCGATGGAAATCGCTATCAGGATCAAAATCATCAAAATATGGTGAGACGTTGAGATTCGTTTGCTGCGGCATGATTTTTTAGAATTGCAAGATAACTTTGATATCTTCTTTTTGGTTCACAGACCTAGTTATAGATGGTCTATTATCAACATAAACTATAGAACCTGAATATTTTTTGACTTCAGGTAAGGCAATACCATCAGTAAATTCTTGACCAAGGTAATAGGTTCTATTATTTATTACGGTTGAAAGACCTGTAAAGGATGTGTCAATCGCTAAATTTGAACCTGTAGATGGTACAATCGTCAAACTTCCTCCTGTGCTAGGAGCAGCAGTAAATTCTGTTAGATCAAATCCCCATGTTGGACTTGTTTGTGCAGTTCCTACTGTATTAAATCCAGCCATGGTCTTATCTTGCCAATATTTTAAGACCCCTGTTGTTTGATCATAACTTACTACTCTACCAACTGCTGATGTTCCAGTTGATATTGTTTGCTGAAAATAAGCATCAGCAGTAAAAGTAGCTGTACTATAACCAAGTCCAGCTAATCGTAAAGCATAAGTAGCACTCGCTTTATCTGCACTTAAAAGTGAAGTTCCTGTAGATTTTGGATTTTCAACAACACCAACTCTTGCGATTTGGTTACCTGTTACAAAATCTGGATTTTCATTATCATTCTCAATTCTGGAATATAGAAGAACATTCATTGCTCCCAATTCCTTATAAATGTCATATCCATGTCCCCCAGGAGGAGATACGATAACATTAAAAGTAGGAATAGTAGTTCCAGTTGGAACTCCGCCAGCAAGAAGATCTACATTTCCATAAGTATAATTTGATCCTTGATTAGAAATCGTTACTGTATCGACTTTAGAATCAGCATTAACAATAATAGTACATTCTGCACCAGATCCATCACCCTTTATAGGAACTCTAGTATAAGTTCTATTTCCAGTTCCAATACCCACTCCACGATTCGTAAGAGTAACAATCTTGACAGAACCGTCTACTGCATTATCTCTAATAGCAGCATTATTAGTATTAGTAGACCAATTGGGTGGAACTGGAATATAATCACTAGATTCAAATTTTACAATATCACTTGGTTTAATAGTATAAAGATATTTCCAAATATATCCATCACCACTGCTACCTGCACTCCTTGGTTCTAAATCTGTAAATGTTGGTTCATCCAGAGAAGGTCTCCCATTTGGGTTATCTGGATCAGTTCCATTCTGAAGACATTCATAAACCCTATAATCACTATTAATTACAAAATACGAAGCAGAATATAAGTTCGTTGAACCAGAAATTTTAGCAGTATTTGACCTACTATAATCATCTCGGTACATATCATATGTTGTACCCGATGACCATACCCTACGAGGAACAACTTGTCTAACATCATCTGAATTAATCTTTTTCAACGCAATCATATTATCCCAGTAATCATTCTCCTGGTCAAAATTATCTTTAGGGGCAGGAGGACTACTATCCCAATCAGACTGATAATCAGTAGGATTAGGAAGACCAATAAAAGAATAATATGCGTTATCACTAGTACTTACGCCAGCAACGAAGTTCTTCGCATTTAGTATTCTTATTTGATCAGTTATAATTGCTGACATTTTTATAGGGATTTTTTATTTATTTATTAGGCTATGTAGTTCTTATACTTAAGAGGTTCGGTACGTATAACAAGCATCGATGTTGTAATGCCAGTTTGAGTGTAAGCATTGTAAGAAGTTACCCCTACTCTTCCCCCTAACTGCACTCTTCCCCAACTATAGGAACCAAAATAATCCGAAGTAGTAATACCAGAGTATGCATATTTAAATCCATTTACTTTGACATTAATTTGCCTAATATATGTAGTCACTCCAGCAACATTCCTTTGAACTAACTGAGAACTCTTAACAACATAAACGTTATCTGCAAAAGATGTTCCAACACCAACCGTATTACCGGAAAGATCTTGTGAGTATACTGTAGTAGATCCTAGACCCACATTAGAATCAGTAACTCTAAAGTAATCATACTTGGCCAAAGCACTAGCAGTAACAGCAGCAGAAACAAAATTGGTATTTCTTAAGTCAGAATCAAAAGGTACATGAAGATCAAATATCAATTCTTTACTACCACTAACTGTAGTAGTTCCAAATCCAACAATAACACCAGAATCTCCAGCATAAGAAACGACACTATTTACTTCATCTACTGAAGTAGGTGGAGAAATAAGAACTTGTGGAGGAGTATCTGTGGTATATCCATATCCAGGATTAGTAATAGCAACACCAGTTACTGTTCCGGCAGCAAGAGTTACTGTTCCGAAAGCAGTTGTAGTTGTGCCGATACCAACACCTCCTTGAACTGTACTTCCAAAACTAACAGTTGCTGTACTATAACCAACACCACCATCAGAAATAACTACAGACGAGATGGTTCCAGCAGCAGAAACTACAGCGGTAGCAGCAGCACCTGTTCTATCAGTCTGAGAAACAAAAGTGACTTGTTTCTGGAAATCAAGATCATTATCACTCTCATTAATAGAATCAAATTGTGGTCTTAAGTTATCAACCCAAATAGTAGTGGATCCAATACCAACTGATTTAATAATATAAGTGTTGGGATAGATATTGGGTTCATAAAGTTCTCTATCTTTACCTATAGGCAATTCGTTAATTATCTTATCTTCGGTCTGTCTGCACCATGCAACAGGTCTTAATAAAGATTCGTCATTAGTATTTCCTGGTCCAAAGTATGGATTAGTACTCACAATATCTGTAGAATCTACATTACTGACAGTCCGTTGATCTTCTTGCCAGTATGCAGGTTGACTAATAGAAGCATCATATCCAATAGTTAATTCATCACCTTTCTTAACAGTCTCAAGTACATTCCTAAAGGTAACGTCAACACCACCAGTTCCCTTATAGAAGACAACCTTAGAAGTATCACCTGGTTTTGGTGCTTCTGTAAAGTTAACTTGGCTACCTCCAGTAAAGGTATATCCCTTACCAGGAACCTGAAGTATATCATTAATAAAGATTAGAATAACTGCCTGAACATCAACTTTAGAACCCTTACCAGCAATAATAGAAACAAGACTTCCACCATCCTTTAATTGGAAAGCACGTGTATCAGAATCAAATTCATTATCCCAATCATCCAAGAATTGTAATTGCCCTACAGACCATCCAGTAAATTCATCATTAAATTTCTCATCAACAGTAAGTTGGAATTCCTTAAATGTACCACTTGTTGGGATGCCAGTAGCACCTCCAACAGGAAGTGTTAGTATTTCCTTAACACCATAACCATATCCTTGATTGGTGATATTAAAGTCAATTACACTAGATCCCTGACTTACAACAACACTAACTCTTGCATTAGAACCAACTCCAGATACAGAATCACTACTATAATCTAAGGGTATATCTGTATAAGAAAGTGGGTCATCAAATACCACTCCTTTAATAGTTGAACCAGTAAAGCTAATTGGATTAATAGTCCCAATTCCACTAATATGTCCATTTACAATTACCGCTGTAGCAATTCCTGTCACATATGTACCATCTACACCTTGTGTTTGAATTCCTACATTAACTGTCTGAACACCGATTCTATAACCAGATCCACTATTACCAATAGAAATTGATTGAATTGTGCCGCCAGAACCAACTGTTACCGTTCCTCCAGCAGCTACTAGTGGTTGGTAACCAGATCCTCCAGTAGATCCTACAGAAATAATAATACCACCTTTAGGGAAACTAGATATTCCAACATCATTTGAAATATCTTGTGGTGTTCCAGTAAAGCTTATAGAAGTAATTCCAGCATTATCTTCTAAAGTATAATCCGCAGTATTTCCACGTGCTTGGAATACATCATTAATTAGAATAATTGCCTCAGAACTTATTCCAGTTACATTAGACCCACTAGACTTAAGAGTAAATTCCTTAGTAACACCCGTAAATCCATGAGAAATGTCATCAAAAATAAAGTTCTCATAATAGGTTTCATTAGAACTATTTGTAATACCAGAACGTAAGAAGGTTCTTCCTTGGAAAGAGGACCCAGTTGCAATTCCTACCCAATCCCTATCATCTGGTGGATTAGTATCAGTACTTAATGGAGTATTACCATAAGGTGCTTCTGCGAATGTGAGAAGATTATCAACAATATTATAGTTACCTTCAACTTTAGTAACCAATGCATCAGTACCATATCCTGTCGCTTGAGTTCCTAACCAATTTCTACGCACTCTTATCCCATTAGTGCTACCAATACCAACACCTTCAACCTTCATTATCTCACTACCAATCCTAATTAAGTCCGATCCAAAGAACGACGTTATACCAGAGAAGTAAATTATATCAACTGTACTAAGTGCTTGGTCTGCTAAATGGGTAGTTTGAGCAGTTGCTACAACTGGTCCTTGAATAATGTTATCAAGACCAATCAACACTTTGGCATTTTGATTAGTTGATACAAATCTATGAGAAGTACCAATACCAACGCTAGTAAGATCTACCGCTTCAGGAACTGCTTTAAGTGCATTTGCTGCACTATTGGCAATCCTAATTGAATCATCATCAATTTTAATTACATAGAGATTCTCTCCAGGAAGTTTATCAGTTGTACCTGCACCAACAAACGCAGTGCTAACACATCCAATTGCCTGTGTCGCACCTACACCAGCATGATGATACTTAACAGTCTCTCCACTAACAAAGAAGTGGTTCGGTAAAGTAACAGTATTATCATCCAGTTTAACAATTTCAGAACTATTCCCAACGAAATACTTTTCAAAGATAGGATCATTCCTATGAGTTAAATTAAAGGTTCTCTTAATATCTCTTTCNGTTCCTTCATATTCACCAAATGTTGTTTCTATAGATCCATTATTGAAATCAAGTATATCAGCACTATCATCATTAATCTTGATAGCATTCATATAAACATTAACTTCCATGTTCTGGTTAGATATTCCAGCAGTTGGAGTAAATGTTAATTCAACATAGGTAGTACCTCCACCATTAATATCTAATCTAGTACCAAAACTACCTAATCCAATATAACCAGTATTAGTTCCTATTCCAAGATTACCATATTCAACCTCATAAGTGTTTCCACTCGCAGTCTCTTCAATATAATCATCAACAACAAGCATTTCTGCCATTTCATATGCATTAGTGCCAAGTTCACTAACTTGCAATACAAAGTATGCAGCATCATATTCATCTATAATTCCAGTCTGAGTGGGATACTTAGCAACTACAGTAGTAACACCATATCCTGCTCCAGTACCAGCAATATATGTGGACCCTCCCTGTAGTCTAGCATGCTTCATATTAACGGTCCCTATACCACTTGTAGTGGTGCTGAACCCGCCCATTGCTACTGCTAGGGTATTAACTACCGCTGTAGTCGCAATTCCAACACTATTGGGATGGAAGTCAAGTTTAATGTTTGCACCATCAATATAAGCAGAATATGTTCCTAATCCTAATTGACCTGCAGAATTTGATATGGTCGTTTCCATTTGACCATAATCAATTATATCAACTGTTCCTAACCCATTAGCTTGACTATTATGAATAAGATTGATTTCTTCAAATTCAAATTCATTACTATTTCCACTAACATCTGCTGTTATTTCAACTAAAATCTTAGCCGACTGATAAGTTCTACCTATACTTACAATATTTGTAGAAGCATTTGATTTAAGAACTTTAACACTATTTGAATTAATCCAGACATTATTGTTGCCAAGACTGGTACTACCTATACCAAGAAGATTGTCATCTAAGTTATATGCAATAGCACCAATATAATAATCATTTACAGAATACTTAGTAGGATAGAATAATAATTGTCCATTATCACCAGAAACAGAGAAGTCGAATGAACCTTGAATATATTGAGTCTCAATCCTACCATACTGGTTTAAATAAGCCTGAGCACCATCATGAACAAGATCAACAATCATTAATTGCCTTTCGCCAATATATCTCTTATCTTTTACAAAGGTAAGGAACTTAGCTGCTCTTGTTTTAGCAAGATCAATAGTAGCAACAGCACTATATTGTGTTGCTCTTGGATTACTATTAAAGGTGTTGCTCATGTCATCAATAGAGAGCACCCTATTACCTACAGATTCAAAGTAATCAGTAAGAACTCTATTAGCAAATACAATTTTACTAGAGAATATTTTATTATCTAAAGTTAAAGAGTTCTCTTTAACTAAATCAAAATCTTCAACACAATTTATATTACCAATTCCACTTAACTCATTTACAGAATCAACCNAAGTATTATCAGTTGTTAACCCAACTACCATAGAAGAATCAGTAGAAGTAGATTCTAATTGATAATCACAGAATTTCTTGAACCCTGAAGTATGGTTTGTTGCACTTACAACATCATCCCAAGTATCAAAATCAACTTTAGATTTTAATGAATAGGAGAAGTTCTGATAATATAGACTATCTTCTATTCTCTGCATGTTCTTATTAAGAACTCCAGAATCAGTTTCCCATCCATGAATTACTTCAGAAAATTCATCTAAAGTAAATCTAGAAGTATAAGATGTAATAGAAGAAGCAACTCCTTGTGTGTGGGAATTCTTGCCAATAATGGTTTCATTAATAACAAAATTATCACCAGAGGATATCTTTACAATACCATTATTCTTATCCCAACTTTCTACAATACCACTTGCTGAATTAGATGTAACTGTTTCTCCAGGAATATAATCTTTGGTATTAAGTACTATATCGAAAACAGGGAAATATTTTTCTGGAATTACTCTACCAGCAGAATTAAGAGGATCATAAACTCCAGGAACTTGTCCTGCAGGCAATACATCAGAAAGACTATAAGTTACAGTACCAATTCCACCCAAATTCGCATCAGTTGCTGTTACAGTAAAGAGTTTATAATCATAACCCTCAGAGTTATAATTACTTCCTGTTGAACCTAACCCAACACTAACGTTTTCAACTAAGATCTTATCTCCAACAGAGAATGGGAAACTATTAGCAGTACTAAATCCAACTGCCAACTCAAGAGTTACATCTTGAGTAGTGCTATTATAACTGATTGTATTAATTCCTACTCCAGCAGTATTATGTACAGGAATAATAGATGGGCGAGTATTACTTAATCCATATGTATTTTTTCTAATCTCTACATTAGACTTTCCAAGAGTATATTTTAGATCTACTTCTGTAACCTGTTTCTTAGTCTTTCCATCAAAAACAAGTAATTTGGGTGCTATAGAATATCCTCTACCAACAGAAGATATTCCAATTGACTTAAAGGTTGCTAAAGATTCTATTTGTACAATTTGAGGCAATCCTACACTTGGACTTAAAGTAGGATCTGATGAGAAATTATATCCAATATTTTCAATCTCTGTTTTTACAACCCGTCCGATNGTTGTACTAGAAGCAGAAACAATAGATCCCGATCCCAATTCAGAAGTAACAGTAGCAATTCCAGGAACCTCATAATAATATTGCCCACCATCCATCAAATCAAACTTAGATATAGCACCTAATGCTGATGNTGATGTAGTTTCATAATTCAACAAAGAACTAGTTCCTGCATAAGAAACTTTTTCTGGTTTTTTACTAACAGTATAAGTAAAGGAACTTGTAGTAGGAAGAGATGCNTCATAAGTTCCATTATACAAACTTTCTTTAACTTCTATCAAACTACCAGAAATAACATCAGTATCCACTACAACTTCTGATTTTGCTGCCGGAATATCACTCTCAAAAACAGGAACAAGTTTATAATATAGAATCTCTGGTATATTCTTATCTACCGTTAATACAACTTTAGCAGCAGCATCGATTCCAATAGTTCCACTCTTTTGAACTTCAAAGGTGGTGCTAGTAGAACTGGTATTCCATATCTCACGACAAGCCTGATCAGTATAGAAATTAAAATCAAAGGCAGCATAGTCTGTTCCTTGAACTGTATATGCCAAGGTAGCACTAGATACATCAAAGTTAACTGTAGAATCCTTATATACTTGTAATGGTGGATTTATTAAAGAAATAGTTCCTGCNNNAGCAGAAGTTATATTAATAACAACAGGTTTTGCTAAAGTTGCATCATAATAAGTCTTAGACAATTTAAACTTATCATTATCAACTCGTACTATAAAATAAATTCCATTATCTACTAATCCAGCTGAAGGAGTAGTAGCAGTATGAACAATCTTTTGTCCTGTACTAAATCGATTATCTGCAATACTAATCGTATTATAGGTAGTATCTACATTTCCCGCAACAAATGTTTTTGGGTTAACCAAAAGACGACGATTATAATCATTATAGGTAACTACAACTGTTGTAGATATTCCGGGACTTACTGAAACCTTAACACTATCATTAGTTGTTAATCCATGAGTACTTGCTGTTGATACAGTTACAAGGTTTCTTGAAATCTCTCCAGTGATTACATCATAGTTAGTTTTAAAACTATGATAAACTCCTGTTCCTATTCCAGTAAAATATAAGGTGGTGGAATTTTGGTAAGTACTTGATATGCCAACAAAATTACCAGTTGAACCAAGACCCACTCTAACTGTAGATAAACCAATTAAATCATCACTTATTTTTGCCGCATATAAAGTTGTTTGATTTGCTACTGTAGTTCCTATTCCAGCACTAGTAAATTGAACAATAAGACCAGATCCACTATTGGGTGAATAAGTTAATTGATCACCAGTTTTTAATTTATGATTAGGAATATAAACAGATTTTGTAGGAATAAAGATTTCACTTATTCCTGTTCCTGGATTAGAGAAGGAAATAGTTGTACCAATACCAACTGCAGCAGTAGTTCCTAATCCAACTGATTCACTAGGATTAAAATAAAGTTCTTTATTAACTGTATAAGAATAACTTGTCTTAAATCCAGCATTTATTGTTATTAGTCTAGAATCCTCATACAAAACTGTTGTAGCACTATGAGCCGCACCCACAGTACTACCAGTTCCAATACCTCTAATAACTCTAACCCTTGATAACTTAGGTTCTATGTTCAGTATCTTAATCGTTTCATCATCAAGTTTGAATACATCATTCGATCTAATATTTTTTACTTGATAATAATCAGCAGTAGGATAAGAAAGATTTCCATCCAAATTAATATAAGTAACAATTCCAGTTGCACCAATAGTTCCTATACCGGTTGTAGTGGTTCCAACGCCTGCCACAGAGAACATAGCAGTTGTAATCCCTGCTTTATAGTACCCACCAATCTTAGATGATGTAGTAGATAGTCCAGAAATGTTAATTGTTTCGTTATTTTTAAAATTATGTGGGTCAGAACAAACAACAACATAATCACTCCTATTCTCTCCCGGATAAATTTCAACTGGAGTAATGGTACTTGAAGCAACACTAATATTATTAATTACCTTACCATCAATAAATGAAACATTTGCTGCTGCTCCTGCTCCATTACTAGCATGAGGGGGATTTAAAAACTCTATAGAATCCCCAACTTTATAATTATCTCCACCTGTCTCAATTCCAACCGCATCAACCCTACCAGCTTCTACATTCTTAATTCTTGCAGTCTGTTTTAATTTGTTTGGTATATAAGCATATTCATATTGAACTTCTCCATCCATTAAATTATATGGCTCAGTATTTCTAAGCCATGGACTACCAAATCTAAATTCCTCTTGGTTAGAAGATACTCGGAAGTTAAAATTATTTGGTGTTGAATAATAACTCTCACCAACTAGATACGGGAATACTGGTTGCTTATAATTGGCAAATGGTCCTGCAGATGCTGCTTGAGTACTATCAACTGTAGCAAAATATGCATACGTCCCTTCTGGGAATTCTGGAGTGATACCAAATCTACCATTATTCTCATCAAGAACATCCTCATCATTTAATTGAGAATATGAATAATCTTCAACAAAGAATCCCGCAGGGAAAGGAGGTCTATCTGATGCTAAAGAAAGTTTGTAACCCGATCTCATTTGAGCTACAACACCACCTTCCTTAGTTTGATATCCAAATGGTCCATAAATGGGATTTCCATCATATGCCCATCCAATAATAGGAGAATGATTTCTGGCAGCAACTTCAACACCATCTTGTCTTGTTAAATCATTTTCACCATATATGATTTTTCCTGTTTGGTCTACAGAATATACACTTTCTCTAAGTTTTCTAGGTGCATATAAATGGCAATATTCTAATTCAAATGCATCATTAAGACCTTCAGAAATAAATCCATCATCTTGAGTGAATTCTTCAAAATGCCTCTTAACCAAATCTATACGCCAATTTTGCAGATTGGGTTTAAGTACTGCTCCATCTCCTGGGAAGATAGCATTAACTGTAGTATTATCTTGAGAATAACCTGCACCACCATCAACTACCTTAATAGCAGATATAGTATTATTAGTAATTACTGGTACAACAACAGCACCAATACCACTTCCATTAACTATAAGATCTGGTGGAGAATTATATTCCTTACCAGAACTCATAACAATTACTTCATCAATCTTTCCGTCAACAATTATGGCTTGTAATTGTGCTTCATCACCAAAAGATAAAGTAACGAGTGGATCCCTTATATAATTAATAATTTCAGAGGAACCATACCCAACACCCTTATTAGTAAGAGATGCTCCTGTTATTTCTCCTCGGAATATTGGTTGAACCTCAGCTTCAAATGTCTCAGTACCTATTGAAGATATTCCTACTCTTCCCGTCAAAGTTACTGAAATATCTGGATATTTAAATGTATTTGTTCCTATACCAGGATTATCAAAATCGATATATTGATTTGTTCTATAATAGAAATCTTTATTAGTTGATCCTAAACCAACAGCAGATAATTTAAAATTATTATTATCTACTTTTGTAAGATAATAATCATTCCCATTAACAAGTCCACCCACCTCTAATCCGGTAGAAGAATAATTAACAACTTCTCCAGAGTCATATCCATGATTTACAAATTCAATCTTATTAAGAGAGGTACTAACACCTGCTGTACCCACAACTCTCTTCTTATATGAATAACCACTACCACCGCTAATTATGTTAATCGCATCTACTACAGATTTTTGATTATATGACTTTAAAGATTGTCTACCAACTCCATAAGAAAGTAATGAAATTGTCGAAAGACCTGTTTGAGCATCAATTTGAGTTGGATGAAGTGAAACTTCCGTATTGCTTATTGCATTAACATAATAAGAAGCATTAGTAGTAAGTCCACTAATACCTTCTTGATCATTAGTTACATAAATTACTTGTTCTGCATTTTTAAACTTATGATAAGTACTAAACCCAATTGTCGATAAAGTAGTCCCCACTCCAACAGCACCACCAATAATTTGAGCATCAAAAGTGGCTTCATGACTAATCAATTTTGTGGTTGCAACCGCATTTGCTCCAGAACCATTACCACCCGTAATAGTTACTATAGGAGTATCTTGATAATCAAAACCAGGATCCAGAATTCTAATTTCTTCTAAAGAACCCGTAACATCTACATGTCCCGTAGCCCCTGTACCAACAGAATCAGAAATTTTAAGAAGTGGTGGATCTATTATGTCATAATCAGATCCTGTAGCAATAACTTCAATATCATCAATCTGACCATAATAAATCATATCAGGAGATTTATAATTTAGAATTTCAACTCCGTTTATCAAAATTCCAGTATATCCAGAAGTAGTAGGAGTTAAATTTCCATCATTCTTTGGTGGAAGTATTTCTCTTACGAGTTTCTGAGATGCAAGTGTTTTATTTTTAAATTCAAATGGTTGTACTTTATTATTAGTTACTACAGTAGATTCAATAGAAACGAATGAGGAATTAGAAATATCAGTTCTACTTTTAGCAAATTGAATAGTTGATGAATTTATTCTCTTTACAAAATAAAGACCTTCATCAAATAATTTTGTACCCTCTACAACCCTACTTGCAAGTGTCCCGCCAGCAGTAAAATAATTCTCTTCAATCTTTTCTGGAATATAATAAACCTCATCTCCCGTATAGAATCCATGATCTTTATCAGGAGATATCTCAAATTCAGTTCCACTAAATGTTCCTGATATAATAACAGCTTGATCGGACGCATTGAGTGGTTGTGCATAATATGAAGGAATTGAAGGAGAAGCAACTAAAAGATCTGATGTCCCATTTACATTATATACATTCTGGACATTAGTGGTATATTGTACCGCTGCAGGGAAAGTATTGGAGTTAGTTTTTAAAATATTTCTCTTAATTGTATAAGTATCAGCAGTATCAATATCTCCCTGACCTCTTATAACAAAAGATTTAGCATCTAATATTTCTATTATAAGAGAACTTGCATAGGTCCCTACTGAACTACCAATAAGAGTAACAGAATCTCCTATACGACAAGCATTTTCTGTTTTTGTATTAATCCGATACGATCTATCCGAAGCATTAACTAACGAAATACTAGTGACATTATAAATTGGTGCAATATTATAAAACCAGTTCTGTGCTCTAAAACTCTTATCTGCAACACCTAAGGTTTTAATTTTAGCAGTATCATTAGTATTATAATAACGAGTATTATTAGGATAGATAAGCTCCCCTAATACTGAGTTAATTCTTACTGTAATCTTTTCTGTTTGGTCATAGAAACTATAACCATATGCATAAGTATTAATCCCAACATTTGCTGCATTTAAAACTCTTTTTTCTATACCCGAACATCCAAAGAACTGAGTTAAATTCTTAGAGGTATATGAAACAACTCCTATAGTATTATCAAGATAATCTATTAATAATTCACCAGTAGTAGAGAATCCTACAGTTGAATCAACATCTAATGATGTAGTTCCAACAGATACTTCACCAATTACCTGAGTTTTAGGGTGAACAGTAAAACTTCCATATAAAGCACCATCAACTCGCGCATCTCTATTATATCCACCATCTATACTAAGCTTATAGTAGGTTGTTCCATATCCAGGGTTAATTTCTTCTATAGAAGTAATAGGAGCATATCCTTTCCCGATATTGTCACTATAAGCATCTTGAAATAAAGTAGCATGTAAAAGATTAGCAGGATTCCCTTCAATTGATTCAACTACAAGATCTTTAGTAACGATATAATGAGCATTAGAAGGAGTAACCAAGAAATCGCCCGGTCTCACTATATTCACATCTTCATCATATAATGCCTTAAATAAAATTTCAAAAGAATGATCGGTTCCCTTACTTAGATAAAAATCTTTAGCTTGTTTTATAAAAAGATTCTTATTTAAGTCTTTATGTAAATCTCTCTCTTCTAATCCCGGTAAAAGTTGATATTTTGTCTTTAATAAAAATTCTTTAAGAAATAAGCAACTTAAGTTTTGAACAGGTGCTGTATAGGCATGATCTTCAGCATCTGTTGAATTAAAGACTAATTGGTCAGTTTCAGTTTCTGCTCTATAAGAAGTTATACCACTAAATCCTCTAACACATCCAGTAAAGGATGTTTTAGTCTTTGAAGTATATGTAATTATCTCATCATCAATCTTTAACAATCCATAAGAATCTGGAAATCCAGTAGTTCCCTCTGGATGACTAATCATATCAACATCAATAGTTGTTGTATCAAATCCAATATCAGTTCTTAATCCTACCGTTTCAGTAAGATTAGTTGTCTCATCTAGTTTAATATATTGATCAATATTTTGAATAAGGTCAATTGGACCACTTTCAAATTCCTGAGCAACATAATACTCCTTCAGAAATTCTGAAATTAAAGGATATTCGTTCCTTACATACGCAGGCAGCTGGTTCTGAACGATGTTACTGAACTGGATTCTCTTTTCTGCCATTTTATGCTCTTACTAGTGCGCCGTTAGAGTAGCTGGAAGTTACAACGTAATTGGATGCTGCTGGATCTAATCCTGAAGAGATCTCATCAACAATTGTTTCAAAGTTACTTGTACTTATATCTAGTTGTAAATATAAGTCCTGTAATCCGACAACATCATTAGATGAAGGACATGCGGATATTTCAATAATAGATTGACCATCCTTAAATTTACCAGATTCAATAACAATAGGATTTAAGGTTACAATTCCATTTTCATAATCAATTGTTCCAACATTTCGTCGAANGATTGTTGGAGTCGTTGAATTTACCGAAGGAACTGTAAAGAAGAATAAAGATCCTGATGTCCTATTGGTATTAGGAACATCAGAAATATAAACANTCTCAGNAATTCCACTTATNCTAAAAGCAGACGATTTAATGTTATATCCATTCATACTCTTAATATGGAACTGATTACCAAATCCAACTTGATATTCTGCAGCAGAATTTAACACAACTCTCAAATCCCTTCTCATTTGAATGGTTGTAATGTTAGATGTTACAGAATCGTTACTATCATCAATAATTTTTAAGAATTTACTATATTTGAACCTAGCACCATACTTATTCAACTCAGTAGACTCTGCATACTTAAGTGCATTAGCCTGAACTACACTTGATACATAAGCACCATTAGGAGCAAGGTTAGAATTGTAATATATCTTAGAATCTGCCTCAAGATAGAGATATTTCAAATCTAGAATCTCAGGAACAATTCCAGCAACCGCATATTTCTTCAATTTCATCTTAATATTCTCTTTCATCAGATTTGGCAAGAAATCTCCACTTCTTGGCTTAATACTGATAAAAACTTTTCCATATTGAGGAGGAACTAAGTCTTCTCCACCAAAAACAGTAATAGATTCCGTTTCTGGGTAAATTTTTGCTGGAATTAGCGTTTCATAGTCATTTGCACTAACTGCTCTGTTTTGAGAAGCATAAATTCGAGGTGCAAACTTCTTAACTGACTCAACTGCCTCAATTTCTTCACCACCAGCAGCAATAGTGCTTGTTGTAAGAAGAGAAATACCAGTAGTAACGTTATATCCCAAAGAATTGCGATTATATGACAATTTACCAGCAAATGCGAAGCTATTAACACCATTTGCAGAATCACCGTCACAAACAATGTAATCTACTGTAACAAAATTACCTTCTTCAAGTGCTTTTCCAAAAATACCGTCTCCAAAGAAGATTTCATACCTTTCATCTTCAATTTCTTGTAAAAAATAGACTTTTGAGTTAGAATCAATATCAAAAAGACTATCTTGAGCACTATACTTAACTGATGCTGTTGCTGATTCGTTTGCTTTTACAGTAACAGTGATTAAATTAGTATCAATACCAACATTTGGTAAAATAAACCGTTGATCGGGATTTCTACGACTATATGTAAAGGTATTTGTTAAAATAGTTCCTTGAGAAATGGGAATATCATCAAAACTAGCAATTCCATCATAAACTGGAACACTAATATCTTCTAAAATACAAAAGACGAAAGATTGGTTACCAAAAGAACCTTGTGTACGTGCCACAGGACCCTTTTTAAGGGTTAGAGAGGCAGGTGATGGTGTGATTGCGTCTGTATTGACAAAGAAGTTGACTGTAGCAGTTGCTGATGTCCTTGAGCGAGGCGTATATCCAATATTTCTTGCTAATGAAACTACATTTTCTCTTAGAGTTGCACTATCAATAAAAACTTCATTCGTAACCATGTTGGCATTGTATGAAGTGATGTAAGTGTTATATGCCAATACGTCAAGTATAGATGAAAGGTTAGACCCTTCAAAATCGTAATCTGTAAAATTACTATTTGCTTGTAGATAATCTCTTAAAGTCGTTTTGACTTGAGCAAAATCTAAATTGGAAAAATTAACTAATGGCATTTATCTTGTTGGTTGCAATACGAATTGTAGCTCTTGTGGTGGAATATCTGTACCTATGATCTCATAAGTGATACTCGCATCAAATTGATTATTATCAAAATTTGGGGTCACCCTCATTTCGATTAATTTCACTCTTGGTTCATAATTTTCTATAGATATTCGAATTTGATCCTCAATTGCTGATGCTGTAATATCGTTAATATTTTCAAAAAGTACATCTGAAATGTCAGATCCG